CACGTTCATGGCTCTGGCAACCTGTGTGGCGAGATACTGCGAACCTTCTGCGTAAGCCATGTCTTTAGGAGAAAATCCAATAGTTTCATAACTTAAAGTAGAAGTTAAGTATGCAGTGCTACGAGATTGTCTCGCTGAACGCCATGATGCTAATAATCCTGAGATCTGGGCTTCTGGTAAATCTGCTCCAGTGTTTTTAATGTAACCGGTAGGCATTGGGGTAGAGGCTGATACAGCTGTAGCCTTTTCTAAATCTAGTGCGCTTTGTATTGTGCGACTTGAAGTAATTAATACACCGTTAGTTAATCCTTGAAAAGTTACTAGTGATCCAATACCAGACATTGGGCACTGCGCGCCATCTACTGTATAAAATTGTACTTCGGTACCGAACTCATTAGTAGTGGTAGTTACACGATTATTAGCAACCCATTCAGATCCAGAAGGCCGTCCATCATCTGCGTACAGAGAAGTTACACGCCAAAATGCTTGGCCGTAAAAAATTAAACTATCGACCGTCCACGCTATTGTTACGCTTCGTGGCTGTCTTAAATCTGGCTGATCTAACCAGACGGGTTTACCTAATTCTTCACCTGTAGATTTTTTATATAATTCGAGATCGAGGCTAGAGATAACTCCGGCTAAAAGATTTCTGCATCTAACTACCGCTGGCACCTGCATCGCCATATCGCGAGGTAATACACCTAATCCAACATTAGAAGTAGCTGTACTAAAATAGCCATAGCCGTAAGCGCTATCCATAATAGCCGGCGCTTTTTGTGCCTCTATCTTGTTACTTGGCCTAAGGCCTAAAGTTTGCAGTAATCCCATGAGTTAATTTTTTCAAAAATGTCAAGCACATTTCCCGTTATCTGCTTACGTGTCGCTATATATCTTGGCTGACTCCTGAGGTTGAACTAGCACGTGGATTACCATCGCTAGGCCGATAGCTATATCCACCGGACCAGCTGATTTACGCCGGACTATGCGCCAAGCGCTATCGTTAGTTTTAGCTGCGCAGTTATTCATATGCTGTATTAGCGCATCTTGGCCAGAGTGAACTAGTCGGCCATTAGTGAGCTGATCGTGTAAATCCGAGCAGGCTTGGTAAAACGTCTGGCCGCTTATATCGCGAACTGCTACGCCGCTTCTTTCAAGCCTACTTGCAACGCTGGCAGTGGTGTACTTATCGAAGCAGACTACTCGCGGATAATACATATCGCACCATTTTTTAATAGCGGCGGCTATTGCCAATTCATCTACAGCTACAGGGGCATGAAAGGTTTCAAGTACGCAGACACCAAATTTTCCTTCTGGAGTTACTTGACCCATCACTAAACTTGCATCTCGACGGCTAGGGCTAATATCGAAAGCCATAACAGTTAATGGGCCGGGCGATAGCACTAAATCTTTATTACTTGTCGCTTCTACGGATCCATGTGGCCACGGGCTAGATAAACTATCTATCCATTGGCACAGCGTTTCGGTCCGGAAGTTTTCAACTGTATTAACTGATAAAGCTTCTTCTATAGCTTCTTCGGTAATCATTATGCCCAAGCTTGGATTAGCCATAGCCCAGCCTTTACGATCATCTAGCGCGGCCCATTGTGGCGCTGAGTATTCGTAAAAGCCAAAGCTCTCAGGTGGATTACTTAAAGCCTTTTCTCTTAGATCGTTTAGCGTAGTACTAAAGGCGTCGCCTGCGTTTGAACTTAGATACGTTTGTGAATTAGGCCGGGCACGTGTTACTGGAAGTGCGGCCGCAAAAGCTTCGCCATTGATTTCGCGTATTTCATCGATCCAGAGAAAATCAGCGGTGCGACCACGCGATCCATCGCGAGTAGCCGCTACTACATCTAAGCGATTACCGTTACGCATCTCAATACATTCGGTACCGTTCGCATATCGGATCTGTTTTACCAATTTACCCAAGTGATCGTTATTTTCAAAGATATTACATATATCTCGAAAGTTAGTTAAAGCCATCGAACGATTAGAGCTCATTATCAGCTGATTCTTTTCGCCGAATAAAACGAGGCCTGCTATAGCTCTCATTCTGCCGATATGTGATTTTCCTACTTGTCGAGCTGCAATTAATAGCGAGGATCTGCGTATGAACTTACCTTCTTCGTTAATACTGAGTAAATCATCTAATACGTACTGTTGCCATTCCATTAAAGGCGCACCTATAGAAGCTGCGAGCTCTGCTACCTCTGCGCCTCTGTTTTTTGTGTTCAAAGGTTTATTTTCAAGGCGTGGTTTAACCGCCCCTCGTAAGGGTTGCTTCACTTTGGCTGGCATCTGTATCAATTCTGCTTAGGTTGGCCGAGAGCCGGACCAGCTTGGACCGTTGCGGTCATTTTTGGAGAGGTATTGTTTCGAGAAACAGGGGGGGTAGCCGTCCTCCTTAAAAAAACGGCCTCTGAGCGGTTGCCCTTGCTTATATTGCACCGACGGCAACAGGCGACAAGGTTAGATACTTCCATTCCCAGCGAAGGATCCTTAGTTATCGGTACGACGTGATCCACTTGATCCGCATCTTGGCCGCAATACACGCATGTATAGCCCATAGATTCAAGCACTGAGATACGTAGCTTCTTATACGCTCTAGTTATCCTTGCATCTTTAGCTTTAGCCATTAGTAATAACCTTTAATTAAGAAGAAGTCTAAGGCTTTACAGCCATCTTTATATCTATGTTTTATGTACTTAATACCTGCATCTATTTGAAGATAAGGATCATTAGTAGTTAGCTTTAGTAGTTGAGGTATGCCATAGGCAGTACTTCTCTTATTCTTACTCTTAGGATTCCAGTTACTTTCCTTAGTCCATAGCTTATTAATACAGCTATATTCTTTGTGATTACTTACTTTTATATGTGTATAGAGCTTATATATCTCTATCTCTTTAGGTGTATTTAACGCATAAGCTGGTGTAATACTGAGTATTAAACATAGCTCGGCCACTAGTGCGATGCCGAGCGATTTAGCGCTACAGCGCCGCTCTGCATCAAAGCGTACCAAGCGTGTCAAGGGGCTACGCATGAGGATCGATTTCTGCGTGTCGCATTAGGATCTCTAGAGCGTGGTAAGCCTGTTGAGGTACTACACCATTACCTAGCATCTTTAGCTGTTGAGCTCTACTTAAGCCTAAATCTGTTATCCAACCAGGTAACAAGCCCATCATGTATTCAACAAAGGGTGCGTTTAGTTTTCCATCGACCAATTGATTCGGTATTTCTTGCAGGCACATTTGAGATCGTGAATTAAATCTCCACCCCAATTCCGACATTTTCCCGTCTGGTGGTAACTGTTTATTAAAGGCGTCGCCAATAGTCTTACAGCTACATTCGTACTCATGCCCGGTTTGCCTTTCGTCTTGCCCATATCGAAGTCCAATACTCGGCTTTGATAATTTTCTATCGGTTCGTCGTGATTCCTTACGTGCATCACTGTCGGAGTTGGTAGGAGTTTCGATTCCAAGTTCTGGCGTCTGCCGTCTACTCCTTTGTAATCTCGAGCTAATGGGGTAGGCAAGGATAAATAGCCTGGCTCGTTGGTGAGGTGCGCCGACATCGGAAGCTCGTACAATTTGCCAGCACGCGTCATACCCGATTTCGGTAAGGTCTGCGAGTACTTGATCGAACCCGAGGCTAAGGTGTCCTCTAACGTTTTCCAGTACGACGATTCCTGGTCGTAAACTGCTAATAGCTTCTTTGATATAAGGCCATAAGTGGCGTTCATCTTCTGTTCCTTTTCTATAACCTGCATGGCTAAAGGGCTGGCAGGGGTAACCAGCAGTAAGTACATTTATGGGCTCTACTTGATCCCATTGAATAGTTTTGATATCACCATGATTAGGCTTATCAAAGCGGTGTTTAATTAATTGACTTGCGAACTTATCTACCTCAGCGCACCACACCATCTCAGCATCGAAGTACGCTTCTACTGCCATATCTAAGCCACCGTAACCAGTGCAAAGTGATCCAATTTTAAGCATCTGGAGCCAATTCCACGCCTAAGATTCCGCAGCTCTGGCACTCCAAGCATTTAAGGCCCGGTGGTAATAACTCTGTAAACTCTATTAATACCTTGCCCTGAGTACGTTTTTTACAGGTGCGGCAATCAAAGGTTAGAAGATCCATAAACGCTCCTTCTAAGATCTTTGATCGGGAATAGATCCCTTTGACTTACCCAGTGGCTACCGTCATTTTTGTAGTACTTCATCTTCCGCGCCATAATTACAGGTATCCAGCCACATATGTAATAAACAGGCGAGCGCCCGACTACTAAAACACCTACATCGGTAGCGCGATCAGTACGACCTATGATTAATGAACCATCGGTGTATTTAGTCCACTTAACTTCAATCTG